ATGCGCTTTTCGCTTCACACCACCGCATGTGCGTTGGCTGTTTCCCTGACGTTGTTTTCAGGAACAGTCAGTGCTTGGGAAAAGGATAAAACCTACGATATCACCATCCTGCACACCAACGATCATCACGGCCATTTCTGGCAGAACGATCATGGCGAGTACGGCCTGGGGGCGCAAAAGACGCTGGTGGACAGCATCCGTCAGGAAGTGGCGGCGAAAGGCGGTAGCGTGCTGTTGCTGTCCGGTGGGGACATCAATACCGGCGTGCCAGAATCGGATTTGCAGGATGCAGAACCCGATTTCCGTGGTATGACGCTGATCGGCTACGACGCGATGGCGATCGGCAACCACGAATTCGACAACCCCCTCAGCGTGTTGCGCCAGCAGGAGAAGTGGGCTTCTTTCCCGCTATTGTCCGCCAACATTTATCAAAAAAGCACTCAGCAACGCCTGTTCAAGCCTTATGCCCTGTTTGAAAAGCAAGGGGTGAAGATTGCGGTGATCGGCCTGACTACCGATGACACCGCAAAAATCGGCAATCCGGAATACTTTACTGATATCGAATTCCGTGTTCCGGCGCAAGAAGCCAAGCAGGTGGTGGAGCAACTGCGCAAAGATGAAAAGCCGGACGTGATTATCGCCGCTACCCACATGGGCCACTACGACGATGGTAACCATGGCTCTAACGCGCCGGGGGACGTGGAGATGGCACGTAGCCTGCCTACGGGCTACCTGGATATGATTGTCGGTGGGCATTCGCAAGATCCGGTCTGTATGGCGAGTGAAAACCACAAACAGGTGGATTACGTACCGGGCACGCCTTGCGCGCCAGATCGCCAAAACGGTACCTGGATCGTCCAGGCTCACGAATGGGGTAAATACGTTGGTCGTGCCGACTTCCAGTTCCGCAACGGCGAACTGAAACTGATGCATTACCAACTGATCCCGATCAACCTGAAGAAAAAGGTAGAGAAAGCCGACGGCACCAGCGAGCGGGTGTATTACACCCAACAGATCCAGGAAGATCCGTCGATGATGAAGCTGCTGACGCCGTTCCAGGACAAGGGCAAGGCTCAGTTGGAAGTGAAGGTGGGCAGCGTCAACGGCAAACTGGAAGGGGATCGCAGTAAAGTCCGCTTCGTGCAGACCAACCTTTCGCGCGTGCTGTTAGCTGCACAGATGGAACGCGCCAACGCAGACTTCGCCGTGATGAGCGGTGGTGGCGTGCGTGACTCGATCGAGGCCGGTGACATCACCTATAAAAACGTGCTCAAGGTGCAGCCGTTTGGCAACACGCTGGTGTATGTCGAAATGAAAGGCAGCGAGGTTGAGCCATATCTGGCAGCGGTAGCCAATATGAAGGTGGATTCCGGGGCCTATGCGCAATTCGCCAACGTCAGCCTGGTGGCGGACGGCAAAGGCGTTAGCGACGTCAAGATCAAGGGAGAACCCTTACAGGCAGACAAGACCTATCGTATGGCGACACTGAACTTCAATGCCCTGGGTGGCGATGGTTATCCGAAGATTGATACCCTGCCAAGCTACGTCAACACCGGCTTTATCGATGCGGAAGTGCTCAAGCAGTATATCGAGAAGCACTCACCGCTGGATGCGGCGGCGTACGAACCGAAGGGTGAAATAGTTTATAAGTAATTAAATATAAAGGCGGTTTTCTATCGATGACAGGATTGAAAACCGCCAGTTTTGGGCTTCATAAAAACTCTTCTGCAAAACCCCTGCAAAACTCTTCTGCAAAACGGTACAAAAAACAACCAGACTCACACCGCGATAACTGTCCAATTTTTGCCTCTGTCATCATTGTATTTGTCGGTCATTTGCTGGTTTTTATGACCAAGCAAAGACATGGTATCGATACCCTGATCACGATATAGGCGCTCGGAGAGTGACCGCTGTTCATGGAATGTTGGCGGCGTTCCCTTACTCCATTTCAACCCTGATTGATCCCTGGCTTTGCTAAATGTGGTTGTAATGCTCTTATCGCCAATCTGGCCGCCTCGCTTCGCGGTTGCCACGGTATGGTGATGGTGGAGTAGGTACGGGCTTACGATCCGATCCCGGCACTCCGCTATAACCTCGCGCAGACTCATGTTTATCGCATTGCATCGCAAGCTTAATGGTATGGCCAGACGAGCCCCCGTTTTCTCCTGCTCTACATGCAAATGATCGTCCCAAACATCAGCGAATTTCATGTTGGCGATATCTGAAAGACGCTGCCCGGTGACAATCGCCAGCAGCATAGCTCTGCGCAAATAAGGCTGGAATGATGCGGCGGTTTCGAAAATGGATTGCCATTCATCCAGATCGAGGCGTTGCCGCTGAACCTTGGCTTTTGGGTTTTTTGTTGCCTGGGCGGGGTTGTAACCAGGAGGGACTTCCCCGGCATGCTGGGCTTCCTTGTACACATCGATAATCACTCGACGAACAACCTGGGCCATGATGGCCTGTCCGCGCTCCTTGTACGGCTCCAGAATATCGGCAATGTCACGCACACTAATCTCTGCAAGCTGTTTGTTACCAATTTCTGATCGCATCACTTTTACTGGGTTCTTTTTCTGGTTCACAGTTGAGGCTTTGATTTCGCCAAGATGCAGGCGTTCCTCCTGAATTTTCCAGTAACGATCAAGCCATCCGCTAACTGAAATACCTTCGCCTAAGCTGCGGCTGATTTTGTCGCGAGCCATAAGCAGTTGGCTCATCTTCTGCTCAGCCAGCCGGGAGCTGGCCTCTGTAGCGATTGCTATCGCCGCCTCTTCATCGGTGCCTAGCCCATGAAACTTCCCTGTCACAGGGTGCTTGTAACGCCAGTAAACCTTTTTGGTTCTGGCGTCGCTATAGCACGATAGGCCCGGAATGGTGACGTTATACTTACGTGGTCGCGCCATCTTCAAGAATCCTCTTCAATCGTGGATCATCGTCTTTCTTCACTACCGGCTTGGCAGTCATACCAACAAACCTCGCTGTACGTTCTACCCGCCAGTACCGGCCAGCCTTAACTGGCTGGGGCGATATCATGCCATTTTTGGCGAACTTAATCAGTGTCGGATAACTCGGCACCGGCTCGTCAAACTCTTCTTTTGCCCAGTCAGTGATTTTCATTGTGCGAGACATCAGGCACCTCCTTTTTTCTGAAACCCGCCTTTATCACACTCTTGGCGATCGCTACGGGGTCGGCGTCGTCCAGTTCGAAATCCTCCCCGACCACGGCTTTCATCAGCTCATTCTGGAGAACGCTATCGTAGTTGCGCGGCCAGAAGTCCGTAAGCATACCGAACGAGTTGCAGTAGAAAAACGTGTCAATGGTGATCTGCGCCGCTTCCTCAGCGGTGCGTTCTGGCTGGCGATACCCAGCCTCCCAGATTGCGTCAGTGACCTCCGAGGGGTCGCCTTTGCCTGACTTTACGAGTTGAGCCAGGGTGAATACGTTGGTATCTGTCATCGGGCCATCTCCTGCAGCGCCACTTTATAAGCCCTCATCACAACCGGCGTTTTGCCGGATAGTGCAGACTTCATGATGAAAAAGCCGGTATGCTTGGCTGTCACGCTCGTAAGGAATAGGGCGGTATCTACCACCCGGTTATGCTTACGGAACTCAAACACCGAGCTGGTGATCGTAAGGCTGGCCGTCACGCCATGATCCTGATAATCAATTTTCATTGATCACCTCGGCACAGAGTTCAAAGGCGTTATCACGCAGCGGCATAATCACCAGGAACGGGGTGCCGTAGAGATGATCGGTCACCGGGTCTAAAATTAGTTGGCATGGGCCTGTTTTGCCGTAGGGCTTGAACTTGACCGGCCCAAATGTGCTGCCAAACATTAAGTGAGGCAACGCCAGCAGCCGGGCGGCAAACATCGGCATTTCGTCGCAAGGCTTACATTCTGCCGGTAGTAGCTTGCTGAAATCTGGGTAGCAGCATTCGACCAGTTCGAGCCGGTTGCAACCAATTCGCGTAGCCTGATTCTCGTCAATAGATACGTAGTGAATGGCAAGCCATCCATCATCAAACCTTTCGATGCAAGTACCCTCTGACTCGGCAGGAATATCGCCGTGAACAATAAACACCGCGTCGATATCGGTTTTATCGCCATGCTCCATCATCACCGCTGCGCGCCCGTCAGTGGCTTTGATATGAGTAGGGGTGATGTACACCCCTCGCAGGTACTCGCGTGGCTCGTTTTCGTCGGCCACACAGTGAAGGGCGGCTCGTAGAATATCGGTAGGGAACATCATTGCTTTGCCTCCGGCTCAATCTTGATAATTTCAGCGCTAATCAGCATGTCTTTCAGCCATTCATCGCCCCTCAACCCATCGTCATGACATTCCAGATCACCGAAATCGATCACCGCCATTTCTTCATTTTCACCTGTCTCATCGTTGAAGAAAGGAATGGTATCGAGCCTGTAATAAGCAGACTCAACAGCGGACTCAATTACACTGAGCCCGTTGGTATTACCGCCAATAACGATTTCTATTGTTGTGCGGTAGTGCCACCGTCCAAACGTCAGACGAACGGTCTTATCTACCATGCGGCCACACATTGTGAGGTTGGGGTCAAAGTTCATGACCGCGTTTTGGTTGGTTGCTGTCATTATTTTTTCTCCCCAAAAAGTGATTTCAAATCGACACCATAGATAGCCATCCAAGCCGCAGCAGGCCACGCCTTAACGCTGCCGTAGCGCGGATCCGGCACATCGACAGCCTCCACGCCATTTTCACGACACCATTTGCGGAGAGGGGCAAACTTGAATTCGCCGTTGGTCAGGTTCTCTACTTTGGTGATGGTTGCGTGTTTCACGCTTTCACCCAGGCGTTCTTCCAGATCTCGGCACTTGCGAGTGGCCGCACTGAGCTTCCCAAGGGCGGAGGCTTCACGCTTGCGGCTGATCTGCGATTTGGTGCGCTCCGCATGGTCGGCGCGCTCTTCTGCTGCGAGGCGGCCCTTTTCGGACTCGAGAGCTATCTGGATGATTTCCAGCTTGGATAGTTCTACTGGCGCAGGTAGTGCCTTGGCGTCACGCCGGGTAAAGTAGAAATCAGTCAGATCGTTGTAGTATTCCCAAGCCTGATCGGTTTCTAATATCTTCGCGTGGTTGGCAGCTCCGCGCTCAGTCCACAGCGTGAGAGATCGTGCTTTAGAGGAGATTTGCACACCGCTGAAAGAGTTGCGCAAAATTTCTACTTCTTCACCCCGCAACTTGAAGTAATGCTTCCCTTCAACAAAGCGCGTCTTGTTGCGATTGAAATTATTCGTGATCATCTGCTCAGTCGCACCATACCCAGCCGCCAACTGCTCGGTAGTCGCCACACGCTGCCCGCGATACTCGATGATCTGCAGGTCTTTGGCCTCAACGGTCATGAGTTTAGTTTTTTTAGCCATTTGCTTTCCCCTTAATGAAGATTATTTTCCGGCACTGCTTCGCCTTCGATCATTGCCTTGGCACCCTCAATGAACACTTCGTCAATGAAGTCGCGCATCCACGTAGTGCCTTCCTGTCCATTCCTGAACTCGTCCATCCGGTAAAATTGCATCACCGTGATGTAGCGATCCGCAGGGTGTTCCTCCAATAGCGGAGCCTCCAACTGGAACTTGAGCAACAGCTCGATAACCTCGCGGCTGATTTCCATGGTGACGTTTTCATGTTTGAAAATTTTCTGACCGTTAGGCCCGGTACCGAAACGGGTCTTGCAGTCAATCAGGTACCGCAACGCAGCACAGGAGCGTAATTGCGTGGTGAGGCACTCAGCGAACTCCAGCAGCTCAGTCCTGGTCATCTCGTCGCCTGACTTCATGCGATTGATATTCAGCATCCATTGAGGCACCGGAACGCCGGTTCCTTTCAGGTAGTCGGCTAGTTGCTCTTCCGTCATGCCGTCAAACTTGCTCATGCTATTTCCCCGCTGGTGGTCTTGTTGATGTGGCTACCGAGCGCCTCGGCGACCCGCGTAGCTTCCTTTTCGGCGATTGCTTTCTGACGAGCTGCCTCATGGCGAGTTGCCAGTGTTCGGCGCTTATCGCAGCGATCTGCCCGGACTTCCGCCCAGTCTTGGTTTATCAGCTTCACTGCTACCGCGCTGGCCTGACGCCAGAACGTGGCCGCAAGTTGCAACTGGTCAGCCTTCTCGAACTTGGCCGCCTGGGTGGCGTTGAGCATGTAGGGGCTAAATTTCATTTGGCCCCCGATGCTGGATTGCGAAGCTCGAGCCCAGAATTTGCTTTAGCCAGCAGATCTGAAGGGTTAGCGCCATCCAGATTGCGACCGAAGCCCTTAGCTGATGCCGCGAGCCAGCCATCCAACGTTGAGAAGAAGCCAACTATCTGCCCAGCTAACGAGTTTTGCTCCTGGGTCAAATGAACCCCAAGGCTTCCCATGCCGCACATCTCAAGGACGACGTGCTGCAGGTTTCCGCAGGGAGAGGCACCATGCTCTCGCAGGTGTTTTAGATACATGCAAGCCAGAGCTTCCCCAGCCTCGACGCTGCCTTGATAGCTCCCGGTTCTCGGGACTGCCCAGAATGAAGCCCCTGACTTATTTTTCCGTAAGTGAACAAATGGCAGTCGATGCAGTGGATGTTCACGGCGATTGTGGTATTTCAAAGGTTTTTTGTTGTCCGCAATAACCCCTTTGTTATTTGCCATCAGTGCACCACCTGCAGGGTGGTTTCCCCTGGATTCTCTAAAGCGTCCGATACGGCAGCGGCCATCATTTCTTCCATCACGGTTGCGCCCAGTGGCGTTAACTTGTGCAGGCTGGAGAGCATCCGGTCATACAGAGTCTCAATGCTGCTTTGCCCACCGACCCGGCCAAACTCTGCATAGCCTGGTTGCTCGATCATGGAGGTCATGCACTGCTCAAGGCTTTTCAGGGTGATGTCGGCACGGACGGCCTTACCCTTGGGCAAAACCAATTCCACCCATTGCCCGCCATAATGGCGCTGGCAGAAATCCAGATAGGCTTTAGCAATCCGCCCCCGATTTAATTCGATTTTGTTAATCGCATCTTTCATGGTTAATTACCTTTTTCCTGCTTTCCGGCGTGGAGATTCCCAGCCGGAAGGCTGTAATTAAATTTATTTATGGGTTACTTAATTAAATCCACCGCAACTAGATATAAGGTCTAAACCTTTTTCTTTTTATTATTGTTTCGTCTGTCCCTTTCGCAATCCGCCTCATGACCAACAAAGGTAAGTGCTTCTGCCATTCGCGGTGCTTCGCGAAGGAATAGGCCAATATTTGAAAGTGTCGCCCTCATGTCAGACTCACAAAAAGAATCATTCTCCGATGCCCAGAACGACAGTTCACCGATGGCACTAATACCGCTGTATAGCGCATCTGACGCACTGCAACCGTTGCGAGAAATAGAAGCTAACTGCGCGTCAGTGGCTTTTTGAATGTTAATTGAGGTTATCGCGTGATAAATGTCGCTCATGATTTTTCCCCAGCGGGTGGGGTAACTGTCCAGCCCGCGCGCTCAGCAAGTTCAATAAAAGTTCCCATGGTGGCCATAATTTCCTCTGGCGCATATGGGCGGTATGCTTTCAGTTCACCATTCTCAATATAAACCGTTAAGCGCCCGCTGAATTCCGGAGCGACGTGAATGATAACCTCATTCAGAACGGCCTTTGTTGCTTTGCTAAAGAGCCTGGTCATGATGCATCCCCCGTCAATGGAAGGCGACCAGCAAAAGAAAGCACATAATCACGAACCAACTGGCAGCGAGCTTCTTTCTCGCTGCTGGCCTGTACGCGCTGCATGACAGGGCGTGATTTTGGATCGCTGCGCAAAACAGATGCAAATAAGAAAATTGTTGCGCTATGCTTTTTATCGATCATTGTTATTACCCCGCAGGTATTTACATTGATTAAGCTCTGATTATTGATTGACGTCTTGACCAGAGGTGCATGTATCTTCTTTAGCCCAAGACATAATTGACGCTTTAGCTGATGGGTTACGATCAATTATTTTTTTTGCTTCTTCATTCATCGAATTGTAATCATCTGAAAAATCAACAAGCACAAAGTAGTTACCAACGCGTTTATAAACAGAAAATTCAACCTTACCAACCAGGCAGGTATTGAGCTGATATTTCGCGTCGCCATAAATTGGACTGACTGCAAATGCATATGACCAATGTGAATTGTTCGCTTTCAGCTTTTCGTGAATACAAAAAGGTTGCTGGCTTGAGCTTAATGTGGCTGGGGGTAATGGTTGATTGTTCATCTCACTGGCTCCGTTGTTTGCCGACGGAGGAACAATACTCATTTTGTTGTTTTATGTAAACCACGAAATGAGTATATAATCATTAAAATAACCTAATTTGTTGTATTTAAAGATTATAAATATTTGCATTTATTGTTTTATGAAGGGCTAAGGGCGGAAAAAAGGCCGCTATTGCGGCCTTGGTGGGAGGGGGAGGAGGGATGCTAAACTAGTTTCATCATCGTCTGGATGGCGACACCTATAATTTTACAATTGCCGTTAATGGGGATCATCGGCCATGCTGGATTTAGTCCTTTCAGATACCTTTGCCCACCGTCTATTACCAGCCTTTTAAAGGTTGCCTCGTTTGAATCTGAAAGTTTTGCAATGACCAAACTACCGTTTTGCGCCTCCCTTCCTGTATCAAAGAGGACAAATGTTCCCTCGGGAATGCTTAGGCCCATAGGTGCCGTCATGGAGTCGCCGTCAACCTCCAGCCAGAATCCTTCGCCCTGAACATGGGCGGCTGATTCTAGCCATAGGTCGATGTCTTTTAGATGGTAGGCCTCAACAGCCTCTAGCCATGCGCCTGCCTGTACCTTGCTTAGTACCGGGTAGCGTTTACCTGGTTCATATGGGCCAGCATAAGTAACGTTATTGGAGCTTGAACCAGTAAGCAGCCAGTCGATATCGCAATCTAGCGCTTTCGCTAACTCAGGAAGATACCTAGGGCGCCCCGTCCTCCCTGATTCCACCGAAACAATTCCTTGCTGGGTTGTCCCTGCTTTTTCCGCTAGCTGTGACTGTGTTAGGCCCAATTCTAAGCGTTTGCTTTTAACTCTATCTGCCAGATTCATAAACCCCTCCATGTATTGCCACACATGATACAACAGTCATTGTATTTGACAAACAACAAAATGAGTATTCTAATACTACAAATATTGTTAATGTGGGGTGTGTATGAATATCTCTGTCCGTCTCAAGGAGCGCAGGCTTCAGTTGGGGCTAACGCAACAGCAGCTAGCGTCGTTAGCTGGTGTAAGACAGCAAACTGTTCAACGTATTGAGGGGGGGAGTTCCCGACATCCAAGGCATCTACTTGAAATATCTGATGCCCTTGGGTGCTCTCCAAAGTGGCTCCTGCATGGCATATCTGAGTGACTCACTACCAGTACGCCAAAACGGTTATGCCTGCGGTGTATTGCCCCGCTGATGCCGAATGGATACAGCAGCAGCTCGAAAACTTTAGCACGGCAGCGAAACACCGAATTGTGACGTTGTACGCAGATGTCTATCAGGCGGCGTGGGACGAGGAACCGGTGTCATTCAAGCAAGAGAACAGGGCTAGGCATGAGGCCAACACCCGGCTCAGGGAGTTTGTCACCAAGCATGCCAGAGCAGCGGCAGGGTTGACAGAAAAACCCCCACTTTCCAAGGCGCAGGCCCAGCACGGAGTGGCGGGTAGTTCAGCAGGCATGCAGCAGGATCGGCAGTAGCGGGGAAGCGCAAGCCATCAGGCGACACCGAACAGGGGGATGTGTCCTGGACAGTGAAACAGAGGTGAGGTTTCCACGGGGCCAAAACCCGAAAAACGAGGGTCAAGGTCAACGGCGGATCGAGTCTTCGAAAACATCAGCATCAAGATATAAGAAAGGACGTTTTTAAGGGGCTTTGAAAACAATGACTTACGAGGAAAAAGTGGACACCCGGTGTCCGGTGACCGGACATATTGAAACACGCATTAAAAAACAATGAGTTACGAAGTAAGAGCGGACACCCGGTGTCCTAATTTTGGACAAACAGAAGCAAAGGCACCCAATGAGCACAGGCAGCATTAACAAAAAACTGGATTTCATGCGGCTGTTTCGCCAGGGATGCAGCCGCTTGCGTGGGGTGATACGTCAGAATAAAACAGCAGCTGACCTGTTTTTATACTTGGCAGAGAACGCCGACATGAATACAGGCGCAATCGCGGTGGATCAGGCGGTGCTAGCGAAAGAATTGCTCTGCTCGGAGCGTCACGTTCGGCGGGCTATCAAGCTGCTTGAGGACGAGGGATTTGTTCGGCGTCCAACTCCGAACGTTTTCGCCATCAATCCGGCTGACATCTGGAGCGGTTACGACAACAGCATGCGCTCATCGCTTTACATGACAATGGATCAGGGGGTCGCAAAAAAGGTGCGTTACATGTTCAACCCGAAAGCTAGCAACATGATTTCTGTGGCTATCGGAGCGGTAGAGGACAAGAAACCGGAAGGGGGTACTTTGGCGAGCGCTTCCCATCCGGCCCTTGAGGATAAAACTGATGCTTAACCTGAAACCGAAGGCTAAACAGGTCACTGGCTTAAAGCTTTTGAGCCAAGACTGGAATAACTATCGCACATTCCTTGTGTCGGCACCAGTCGGCTACGGTAAGACGTTTCTATCGGCTTACCTGGTCGATAAGCTGATCCAGCAGGGAAAGCGGACAATGTTCTGCGCCCCATACCTCACACTGGTAAAACAGACCGCTACGCGCTTCATGCAATACGGCCTACCAGAAGACCAGATCAGCTATGTGTGGCGAGACTACCAGCCACATGACCCGCAACGCCTGATCCAGATCGCCAGCGCCGACACGCTGATCCGCCGTGAGTTTCCCGATAACATCGACCTATTGATTATCGATGAGGCTCACATGAAGCGCCGTGCACTGCTGGATATCATTCGCGATTCCGGCGTTAAGGTTGTGGGCTTATCCGGCACACCGTTTGCGCCGTGGATGGGGCGATACTTCGAAAAGCTCGTTAAGCCCACGACGATGAAGGAACTGATCAGCATTGGCGACCTGAGCCGGTATGAATTTTTCGCGCCGACCAAGCCCGATCTGAAGGGGGTGAAGACCAGCAGCGTTGCCGGGTTCGGCAGCGATTTTAACGAAGACCAACTGGCCGAAATTATGTGCGGCGCCGAGCTGGTGGGCGATATCGTTAAGAACTGGCTGGAGAACGGGGAAGATCGTCCAACCATCTGTTTCTGCGTCAACAAGGCACACGCGAACTACATCACGATGGCGTTTCTACGAGCTGGCGTGAATGCTGAGGTCATTATTGCTGAAACACCTGCAGAAGAACGACAAATGACGATCCACCGCTTTGAGCAGGGTGCTACAAAAATCATCGTTAACGTTGGCGTTCTGGTTGCCGGGTTCGATAGCGATGTTCGTTGCATCATCTACGCAAGACCGACCAAATCAGAGATCCGCTGGTTGCAATGCCTCGGGCGTGGGCTCCGTACCGCCCCCGGTAAAGACCATTGCTTAATCTTCGATCACTCGGGCAGCATCCACCGCCTCGGGTATCCCGATGATATCGAGTATGACGACCTCATTGGGAAGAATGACGGCATGAAGGCCGCCCCTAAAGCTGCCAAGCAGGAAAAAGCGGAGAAACTCCCCAAGGAATGCCCGCAGTGCCATTACATGAAGCAAGCCGGTATCTACGTCTGTCCGAAATGCGGCTTTAAGCCATTGACCGGGGAAGACGTAGAAACCGATGCAACACGCGGATTGAAGCGCCTTAACCGCAAGGCAAAAACCTATAGCAAAAATGAGAAGCAGGCGTGGTGGAGTCAGATCAAATACTACCAGCACCAGCGCATCCTGAAAGGAAAACCGCTATCTGACGGCTGGGCGGCGCACACCTACAAAGAGAAGTTTGGCACCTGGCCTAAAGGGCTATCAGATTACCCGATGGAAACCAGCCCCGAGGTGTGGAATTTCATTAAGTCAAAATTTATCGCGTATAGCAAAGGTAGCGGGGCAAGCCAATGAAGACTACAGATGCTGTAATCGGGCGTTGGCCGGAAATTTTCGAGTATTTTGGCCTGCCAGCGGTGACGGGAAAGCGCCATTACAAGGGAGAATGCCCGGTATGCGGCGGAAAGGAGAAATACCGCTGCGACGATCTGGAGGGTTCGGGATCGTGGATCTGCACATGCGGGCGCGGTGATGGCTGGAAGTTGCTCGAACTTACGCAAAAGAAACCGTTTGCAGAGCTGGCGCGCGAAATTGACGCGCTTATCGGCAACACATATCAGCCTGAGCAGGGCGACGCAGCACCGAAACCGCGTGAAAGCGTGAAAATCCGGAAAGGCGTTATTGCTAAGTTTGGCTCGCTGGTGGGCCTACGGGGAACCGGTGCCGAGCTATATCTTAACGGTAGGGGGATTAACCGCCTGCCTGCTGATTGGGTAAAGTTCAATGTCTTGGAGAAAACGCCATACGGAGATAAACAGGCCATATGGGCGCTGGCCACCGATGATAAAGCCAAGCCGTGCTACTTGCACCGCACGTTTTTAGATGGCGCACACAAGGCCGATATACCGACGCAGAAACGGATGCTATCGCTGCAGGAGGATAGCTATCTGGAACATGCCGGTTCAGTCGCGATCCGGATGTTCCCCGTCGCCTCTACGCTGGGTATTGCCGAGGGTATAGAAACCGCGCTTTCTTGCCAGCAAATCTACAACTGCAACACATGGGCCGTCCTCAACGCGTCGCTAATGAAACGTTTCCGTGCTCCCGCTGGTGTGAAACACCTGGTTATTTTTGCCGACTGCGATGATAACGGCGCAGGACAGGCTGCCGCGTTTGAATGCGGTCACCGAAACATCCTTTCTAAAAATGATGTTCAGCAGGTCAGTATTCGCTGGCCAGGGAGGGATGACGGCGGAAACTGTGATTTTAATGACATGTTAATGAGTGGCGCGAAAGTTTACGAATGGCCGCTGAAGAAGAGGATCGCCTAATGAAACTCACCCCAGAAGATGAGCACACCATCGAGCAGTACATTCGGTTGGCTCACGGTGGCTATACCGGACACGTCGGGATCTGGATGGAACGGCTTGAATTGTTACACATGGCGCACAGCAAGCTGGTTGTCAGAATGGCGCTGGTAGCGGCGAGATATGAGTCTAAGGGGGCAGGTAATGCGTGATATTCAATTGGTACTTGAACGGTATGGCGCATGGGCGGCCAATGAAGGTGCAGGTGTGGGTTATTCGCCGATCGCTGGTGGGTTTAAAGGGCTGTTACCGGCATCAGGAAAATCTCGGCCCAGCTGCTGTGACGATGATGGACTTATTATTAATTCAGCTGTGGCTTGCCTCAAGAAAAAAGACCCGTACCTTTGCACGTTACTGGAGTGGAATTATGTTCTCCGCATACCGGTGCGTACTATTGGTGACAAGTTGGGTATTTCCCACACGCAGGTATTGAAGCGGCTACAGGCGGCAGAGGGCTTTATTGACGGCTGTCTCGCGACGCTGAATGTGCCGCTTGAAATGGATCGGTATTGCCAGAAAGAGAACATCTATCCACCCGCAATAAAAAAGCTTGTGGAATTCCAAAAGGCTGGTTAATCTGATAAGAGTGGTTACTTCGCCACACCGCTTACCATCGAAACCCTGCCAATAATACGGCGGGGTTTTTGCGTTTTAGGGGATCGCCAATGTCACAACAGGTAACCGAGCAACTAACCTTCAGACCAGCAAGCGAACTACCGACAGCAGACCTCGACGGCAAAAGTGTGCTGGTGCTCAATCCCTGCGATGGGTGGCATGAAGGACACATTCGGGCATTTGAAGAAGACGGCGAGGTTTACCACATTGGTATTCACACCTGGTTGATGGAAGAAATGATCCCGCATGATTTCTACGTCGCCTGGGCATTACTGCCAAACAGCTTGGAGTTGAGCGAGAAATTCGAAGCAGAGAAATATCGTGAATTATAAAGAGATATCAATGGGTATTGTGCGGTTATCCTCACTGCATTAGTATTCGCGCTTCGGCCCTTTAGCTCAGTTGGTTAGAGCAGTCGGCTCATAACTGATTGGTCGCTGGTTCAAGTCCAGCAAGGGCCACCAAAGCGGTCATCGTATAATGGCTATTACCTCAGCCTTCCAAGCTGATGATGCGGGTTCGATTCCCGCTGACCGCTCCAGAACAATCGAATGAGCACTTGCTGGCTTGTATAGGGAATGATGTCGGGTCATCTCAGTGGCGAGTGCTCAACCGATTATTCTGGCGTATCAGAAGGGCGTATTCTATTTTTTGACACGCACAGTCGATCCCTTTGTCGGGTTTGTGAATGCGCCCCTCGATGTGAAGTGACGGCAGGGAAAGACCTGCACCCATTCAAGCCCTGGCCTAATCGTTGGGGCTTTTTGCTAATTGAACCAAACCATATTGAAAAACAAAAAAGCTGACAAAATCGCCAGAGTGGAAACCAAAAACAGTAATGTGAGCCATTCACGCATGATTTTTCCTAGTGCTATCTATCGCATTGTTTAAAGAAAAAAATGCCCTAAGCAACTAGAGTTGTTCAGGGCCAGGCGTTCAGAAAGGCATGTTGTTATTGTTGGTTGGCATGCCACCAACTTCAGGATGGGCATCTATAATTACACTGCTGCCGATTTGAATGCAAAAAAAAACCACCACCCTCCGTTAGGGCGGTGGTAGTCAATATGACCAACACCAGGGAACCGGCACTACATAAGATGGATTAGCTGCTTGAGCAAGCTATTGGTTAGTATCATTAACGATTCTTATGTTTTTAAGCAATACCGAACGCATGGTTAATTGATTGAAATCAACAAAACATAGGGCTGCGCTTATGCGTGGCCTTTTTGCATTTAGTCGCCCGTTAAAACAGTCAATCACCCACAGACATCCTCTATCGCTGAGTGACTACGGCGTGGCGGCTAACCCTATTTAAAACAGCACACAGCCCGAATGCGGGAGGTGGAGATCATGAAGATGGACGACAGATACAGCAACGCGACATACAGCAGTGCTGGTCTTGCCGCCTTCTTTGCCAGCTTATCACTGCAAGATTGGGGATTTATTATCGGCGTGGCGTTCAGTATTGCGCTCGGTATCCTGACTTATCGGCTGAATCGGCGAGAGCAAATGAAGCGGACCAGAATACTGCAGGAAATCAGCGACAAGACAAACCCAAGCAACCCATCAGCTACCGTGCAAGTTATTGCCGAACTGGGCGAGAAAGCCCCGAAGGAGATTTAACATGCGCGAAGGATTATTGAGAAAGCTTTCGCCATATCTGGCCGGTAGCGCCCTGGTGATTGCTAGCGTGATGCTCCCGGAGCTTGAGGGCATAAAGTACGTTGCCTCACCGGATGTCGCCGGAACGCTAGACGTTTGCTACGGGCATACCGGCAAGGACATCATCAAGGGTAAGCGCTACACCGAGAAAGAGTGCAGAGCATTGCTTGATGCCGATCTGCGAGCTGTGGCCGCTGGTGTCGATCCCTACATCCGCTCGGACATCAGCAACACCCAGCGGGCCGCAATTTACACCTTTGCGTATAACGTCGGCGTTACCGCGTTCCGTAATTCCACGATGCTGAAGAAAATCAACGCGGGTGACCAGAAGGGCGCTTGTGATGAGCTGCGTCGCTGGACATACGCAGGCGGTAAGCAGTGGAAAGGGCTGATGAATCGCCGGGCGATAGAGCATGAACTCTGCACCTGGAGCATGAAATGAAATATGGATTGGTCGGCGTGCTGCTGGTGGCTATCTGTCTGGGCTGGTATGCATCCTTACTCTCAAACGATTTGGAAGCAGTGGAAAAGGACAATAAAGCGCTGGTAGCCATGATGGAAAGTCGTGATGAAACGATCGACGCCCTAAAAGGTGCTGCTGATGCCGATCGCCGCGCCACCGAAGAGCAGTTAAAGCTTGAACAGCAGAAGAGGGCCAAGGCCGATGCTGAAAACAGAACGTTACGCAAAGCATTGGAGTCTAGCGACGCTGGTAATCAGCCTTTGCCTGATGATGTTAAGCGTATCCTGCGCCGAGAAACCAAAGACCCCGCCAGCCCCCAAGCTAATCTACGTTTACCCGCCAGAGGCATTGCTACAGCAGTGTGAGCAAACACCATTCACCGGGGAAACCTTTGGTGATGCTGTCATTGCATTGCAGGTTAGCCAGGGCGAACTGGATATATGCGCCTCTCGTATTGAGGGGCTGATTAAGTGGCAGCGGGATAGCACGAGAAATAGCCAATAGCCTCGGCATAAACCGGGGCTTTATTTTTTCGAGGGAAACACATGAAACCAAATATTCAACTGTTACCACAGAAAGGGCAAGAAGCTGCGCTGGAAGTGATTAAGGCCAGATTGAGCAGCCCAGGAATGTCGGCAGCAGGCGCATCAGAAGTGAAAAAAATCACTGAAATCTTCATGGACCTTTATGGCGTAAAGGTCGAAGAGGAAGATGTGGAGGCCGCGACCCCAGCGCAGACGCATCCCCACCATTTTATTTTCCCAGGCACCCAGTTAAGTGTCGAAATCATCACCCCCAGTAGCGCTGATGTGAACAGTATTTTCGCTCAGATAGAACAGAAATATGCCGGACGCCGACTGACACCGGAAACCATCGCAGAAATGAAACAAGAAACCGCCAAGTCGATCCGCAGACTCATCACTACCGAAGCAATCTTCGTTATAGGCTGATTGCATTACAGGAGCCATTCGTCGAGTGGCTTCGATAATGCGTTACCTGTCGCTGTCTCTCCGTCTTAACTGTGACGCATTTTCCTATTGTGCCGAGTGGGCGGGGTTAATCAATAACAGGTAACACCGTTTCATAGCGTAGCGGCCTACCGGTGCCGTGGTGGAAGAAACCGGGTTCAATACAGAGCATTTTTAACTAAGAATGCTCGATATTGTAGGCAAAAGTTTATGTACGCCCGATGGGCAGATACCCACTTTCTAGAGGATTGTTTCAAAAAGGAGTCGAAAATGACGCTAACGAAAGAACAGAAGGCGCTTTTCGATGCCCTGACAGCGCTACAGAAAAAGTTTGTCACGCACCTCATCAAAGGCAAGAACCAGACGGACGCTTACAGGGCTGCCGGGGGGAAGGCTAAGGGCGATAACCTGCGCAAAGCCGCACACCAGATCGCGACAAATATAGACGTTGAAGCGTTTCTCCAGTCCGTACAGCACGAAACCGTCAGCGAGGCCATCATGACCCGCACGGAAGGGCTGGAGCGATTGACCGTCATGGGCCGCGCTCGCATTCGTGACCTGGTGGATTTCTCGGAGCACAAGATCGGTGTTGATGCCGACACTGGCGAGGAAATTATTCAGGCCGCCTGGCGCTTCAAGGATTCGGTGAAACAACACCCGGAACTGCTGGACGCAATCGCAGAGGTCACCGCTGGCAAAGAGGGCATCAAGTTAAAGCTGCACGACTCACGCGGAGCCATCAAGCAGATCGGCGAAATGCAAGGCTGGGAGGCACCGAAGAAAACCGAAGTGACCGGCGCTGGCGGTGGCCCAATTCAGACCGAGACAGTCAGCATGACACCGGAAGAAGCCGCAGAGGCCTACAGCAAGATGATGGGGTGAAACTGGCAGAAATAGCCGGTTCATTCAATTTTAATGCTATGCAAAATTGGCCGCTTTTATGCATCGTTTATGCAGTCCGTTTCCCGCTGTTTCGCTACGAACATATTCATAAACAAGCCGCTTAAAGCCATGCACGGTCGAGTTGTATCACGTCGGTGCGCGAAATGGTGTTTATGTTAAAAAGTCCCATTTTTCTCTCATTTTTCCAGAGTAGTCAGTTATGCCTATTCCGTTCCCGTTCGACTTCAAGAACCCTGATTATCAAATGGTGTTCGAGTGGCGCATGGAGCGATTACAGCGCATTCGTGCTAATCCTGAAATGCTGCCCGCTCTCCGGGCGTTCTACCGTGACAACCCTGCTCAGTTCATTATTGACTGGGGCATGACCACCGACCCGCGCAACCTGGACTACGGGCTGCCGGCATCCATTCCTTTTCTGCTGTTCCCCAAACAGGAAGAGTGGGTTCACTGGGTCATGGATCGCCGTCGCAATATGGAGAACGGGCTGACGGACAAAAGCCGCGAAATGGGCCTGAGCTGGGTATCAGTTGGCCTGAGCTCCACGCTATGCCTTTTCAATAAAGAGATGGTGATAGGGTTCGGTTCGCGCAAAGAAGAATATGTGGACAGTACCGGCGACCCGAAGGCTCTGTTCTGGAAAGCCCGCAAGTTTATTGCCACGCTGCCCGTAGAGTTTCGCGGATCGTGGGACGAGAAGAAACACGCCCCATACATGCGCGTAGAGTTCCCTGATAGCGGCTCAATCATCAAGGGTGAGGCTGGTGACAACATCGGGCGCGGTGACCGCTCAACCATGTATTTCGTGGACGAGAGCGCATTCCTCCAGCGCCCGCTGTTAATCGATGCGTCCCTATCGCAAACCACGCGCTGCCGTATCGATCTCTCATCGGTCAACGGCATGAACAACCCGTTCGCTCAGAAACGCCACAGTGGCAACATCCCCGTATTCACGTTTCACTGGCGCAGTGATCCGCGCAAGGATGATGAGTGGTACGCGAAAGAATGCCAAAAAATCGATAACCCGGTGATTGTGGCGCAGGAACTAGACCTCAACTACAGCGCCTCAGCTGAAGGTGTTCTGATCCCGTCTGAATGGGTGCAGGCTGCTGTCGATGCACATATCAAACTCGGGATCCAGCCGACTGGCCAGCGCTTAGGTGCGATGGATGTGGCGGACGAGGGCCGAGATAAAAACGCTCTTTCATGGCGTCACGGCTTCCTGCTGGAGGATGTGGAGGAGTGGTCTGGTGTGGGTAGTGATATCTACGGGTCGGTCGAGAAAGTTTTCGGCTTGTGCGACCTCCATGATCTAGAGTCTTTCCGCTTTGATGAAGATGGACTAGGTGCAGGGGTACGTGGTGACGCCCGCGCTATCAATGAAAAACGCAAGATTGAGCAGGTGCGCCAGATTACAGCGACGCCATTCCGTGGCAGTAGCTCAGTGTTTGAGCCGGATGAAGAGGCCGTAAAAGGAGATAGCGGGCAGAAGGGGCGGCTAAATAAAGACTTCTTCGCCAATGCAAAGGCGCAAAGTTGGTGGCGCTTACGCAAGCTATTCCAGAACACCTACCGGGCGGTAAAAGAAAGCATGGCCTACAACCCCGACGAAATCATCTCCATCAGCGGCACCATGGAAAGGAAAGACAAACTCATTATCGAGCTTTCACAGCCAACCTATTCAATAAATGGGGTTGGCAAAATCATCGTGGATAAACAGCCTGACGGCACCAAGTCGCCGAACCTGGCCGACTCAGTGATGATTAACTACGCCCCAATGGACAACTCCTTGGATGTCTGGGCTGCGCTGGGTAGGAAGAAATAAACATCGCTAATTTTTAGTGAGGAAATATGGCCCGTAAGAATCGCCGAAACGGCGCGAACAAGCCCGTTAGGACTGCTGACGGGTTCAACAACTTCCCCGCGAAACTGGGCGCTCAAACACAGAATATTCAGTCTGCAGGTACCTATGTTCCAGGGTATATAACCCGCAACCGTGTTCAGCTCGAATTTGCCTACCGCTCGTCCTTCCTGATCGGTGCCGGTGTGGACGCAATGGCTGATGATATGACCCGCAAAGGGATTAACATTAGTTCAAAGCTAAAGCCTGGGCAGAAAGGGAAGGTCGAAACCTTTTGGGATAGTGCGGCCATCTGGGACGGGCTGAACGATACGCTTAAATGGTCACGCCTCTACGGTGGTGCTCTGCTGGTTGTGATGATCGAAGGGCAGGACATGTCTACGCCTCTGAGGCTGGATTTCATCAAAGAGGGCCAGTTTCAAGGCGTGATATGCCTTGATCGATGGATGGTGGCACCCAGTTACGATGACCTGGTGAGCGACTACGGGCCCTCATTTGGTAAGCCGAAGTTTTACAAGGTAGTGACGGCCGCTGCTGGTATCCCTCCCTGGAATATCCACCATAGCCGCCTCATCCGAATGGAGGGGGACTCGCTGCCGTATCAACAGGCGCTAACTGAGAATGGTTGGGGGATGTCTGTCGTAGAGCGAATATTCGAACGCGTTCAAGCATTCGATACCGCAACGGTCGGCACCACGCAGTTGATCCACAAAGCGCACCTGCGCACATACAGCATTGAGGGGTTACGTAAAATCCTGGCCGCAGGCGGGGATCTGGAGGAGGGACTCAAGAAGCACCTGGACTTGATCCGAGAGTTTCAGACCATTGAGGGCATGACCTTGATGGATAAGAGCGATGAGTTCCAGACGCACAGCTACTCGTTCGCGGGTATTGCTGACGTCATCCTACGCTTTGCCGAGCAGGTTTCCGGTGCAACAGGTATTCCACTGGTTCGCCTGTTCGGTCAATCTCCCGCCGGATTTAGTACGGGTGACGGTGACCTGGAGAACTATTACAGCCGGGTTAACTCGCTGCAAGAGCGTCGTCTAAGGCGACACATTCGCTGGCTGCTGGACATTACCTGGCGGTCAGAGTTCGGCGAGGCCTTGCCTGATGATTTCTCATTCGAGTTTAACAAACTGTGGGAAATGTCAGACACCGATCGCGCAACAATGGCCAATAACATTGCCTGCGCCCTGGGCGCTCTTGTTGACCGCCAGATCATTCCTGTCCACTCAGCCATGAGCGACCTGCGCAATATTTCAGACGTGATCGGCATCGGTGGTTCAATAACGGATGAGGATATCGAGAATGCGCAGAAAGAGTGGGCGGAGCATGAATCTGAAACCAGCCCTCCGCCGCCGTTCGGAACTAATCTACAGCAAAAGCCTACTGGGGATAGTCAGCCAAATAAATCAGATAGTCACTGGTTCCTACGATGGTTCCCAAGCAAGCGCTAACACCGTTGCTGGCCACCTCATCGATTACTCACAGGTTATTGATGACTGGGCTGCGATGGTGGCGCGAAAAATGTTCCTGCAGGTTGAGCGTGAAGAATGGCAACAGTGGCGATCGGTATCTCAGCAGATATCCGAGGGCTTGCGCGATGTGGTAGGGAATACCCACGTCGGGCAGGTGACTCAGGATATTGTCTATCGTCAAATCCAACTGATGAAATCGCTACCGCTGGAAGCCGCCGACCGCGTGAAAGACATTCAGGATCGCGCAATTCAGGCAGTTATTAATGGTGAGCGTCCAGATCAGCTCTACGAAATGATTATGCAGTCTGGTGACGTTGCAGCGAGTCGAGCGCGGCTTATAGCCCGTACTGAAATCGGAAGGGCAACTGGTGCGCTAACACAGGCTCGCGCCTTATCAGTAGGTTCCGAGGGCTACTGGTGGCGCATTGAAGGTGCGGGCACCAGACCGTCACATAAAAAGATGCGGGATAAATTTGTGCTCTGGGCTAATCCGCCAACATTGGACGGCATGACCGGGCACGCCGGATGCTTACCCAATTGCCAATGCTGGCCGGAAGTTCAGATACCGGGACCGAGAAAGTAAAAAACGCAGCGTAGGGCATCGATTTTACCTGAAACCCAATACTCGCAATTTGTTATCAAAATGTTGTATCGAAAAAACCGGGAATTCCCGGCATTTGATATCGACTTTTAACCCTTTCGGTGTGTTTACGGCGTGAGTGCTGATCTGGTGGTGCGCAAAAGGGTCATTATGTTAAAAAACCCAGAAATGAATGCAATTATCCTTCTATCGATTGGTCGCCTTGGCGGCCTTTTTAATGCCCGCAGGTAACTCATGAAATATTTCTTTACGACCCGCCTGGGCGAAACGCGATACCAACTGGCCGACGGTTCACTTTTGTGTAAAGACGTACCCGTCGCCCGTACTGGTACGCAGGTGTACCTACCTGAAGAAATCGACCTGGAGCCAGATGCGAGTGGCACGGTTACGGTATGGCGAACCGAAGACGAAGTTTTTTCCCCGGAGACCATGGCCAGCTTTGAGGGCGTAGCCATAACGCTCGACCACCCGGAAGACGAGAACGGTGATGTTGAATTTGTGTCGCCAGATAATTTCGCCAAGTTGGCCCACGGACATATCCAGAACGTTCGTCGCGGTACAGGTGATAAATCAGACCTGTTGTTATGCGACATGCTCATCAAGCGACGCGAGGCGATCGACGCAGTTAATCGCGGCATTACGGATGTGAGCCTCGGTTATGACGCGCAATACAAGCAACTGGCCCCCGGCAAGGGCAAGCAATACCAAATCACAGGAAACCACGCGGCGCTCGTTAAAAAAGGCCGGGCGGGGTCTCGTTGTGCTCTCGGGGATTCAGCCCCAACCATCAAAAAGGAGAGGCCTGTAATGTCATGGCTTAAAAAACTGGCTACGGCCATCAAGACAAAAGATGAGGCGGCATTACAACAGCTCATCGATGAGGTGCCGTCGGATGGGATGAGTTCGATCCCCGGCCACACTATCAACATTAACGTGCCATCTCAGGCAACGGCATTGCCCCCGGAGGATCGCACAACCACGGACAATCTCCCGGCCCCGGAAAATAAAACCGGTGATGAGGAGGTCCCAGCTTGGGCGCAGGCCTTGATTGCCCGCATGGATGCGCTGGAGGGCAAAACCACGGATAGCTCGACCCTCGAACTGGAAAATAAAACCGGTGATGAGGATTTGGAGGAGGATGCAAAAGTCACTGCTGATGCCGCTTACCGCCGCAACATCATTGCTGATGCTGAAATCATCTGCCCAGGCTTCACCCCGGCGACCGACAAAGGGCTGAAGCGTCAGGTGCTGGATCACGCCATGCGCACCGGAGGCAGCTTGAAGGCCTTCGGTGTGGGTGACTTTAGCAAGGCACCAAAGGCTACTGTTGATGCTGTTTTCACTGCCGCCGTGGCAATGAACAAGCAGAAAAACCAACTCAACCCACAGGCGCTGCGCACCATCGACGGCGCTACCAATTCAAAATACCTCACGCCGGCAGAGCTGAACAAGCTGTATGCCGCTCACTGGGCCAAACAGAAATAAGGTAATCAACATGGCAGGAACTGCTTATTTAACCCGGATGCCCATGGGCATTACCGGTGCTGTGACTCGTCCCCGCGATCTCACCATTGAGCCGGTGACGCTGGATACTCAGAAGCCTTTCACCTCCTACGGGCTGGTTGGCAAGTATGTCAGTGACAAATTTGTGCCGCTGGTCGATGGAGACACCATCGGAAAAGTGAAGGGTATTTTGGTTCGACCATATCCAATCACCTCGCTCGCAGATCTGGCACATCTTGGCGTCAGTGCCAACCAAGTCGGCGACAACCTCAAGCGCGGTTACATCTGCGTGAAGGCTACCGCCGGTAGTGCGGCGACAGCCAAGAAGGGCGATCCAGTTTACGTCCGTGTCGCTGGTGGCACCCAGGCAAGCCCGGTAGGGAGTTTTGTTCTGACGCAGGATGCCACTGCAACTAATACACCTCAGTTGCCGAGTGCAGAGGTGATGGGGCCAGGCGAAGCCGACGGCCGCGTTGAAATCGCCTATAACATCTAAGGAAAATTGAATGTTTACAATTGACCGAGCTACCATCGACTCCTCCGGCACATTCCTTGTCGGCGAACTGGAGCGCATGGATCAAACGCTGAACATGCCGCTAACGTCCATCAAATGGACGCGCGACATGCCATTGCGTAGCGACATTTCTATCGCTGATGAAGTGTCATCCTTTACCAACACCGACTTTGCCAGCGTCGGCGGACCTAATCCAAATGGCAAGAACTGGATGGGCAAGAAAGGCACTGCGGTCCCTGGTATGGAACTGGATATCACGCCAACGCGTAATAACCTGACCCCGTGGGCGCAAGAGGTTGGCTGGACAGTGCTGGAATTGGCGTCCGCTCAACAGGTTGGCCGTCCGATCGATACGCAAAAGTACGAAGGCATGAAGCTCAAGTGGAATATGGATACCGACGAGCAGGTCTATATCGGTGATACCGAACTGGGCGTGTCCGGGCTGCTTAACCTGCCTTCCGTCATTCCATTGGCTGCCGCGGCTAAATGGACCGCCACCACCGACCCTGACGTGATCGTGCAGGATATCAACCTGGTGCTTTCCGATGGCTGGCTGCGTTCCGGTTATGCCGTATGCCCAGGCAAGATCGGTATGGCCCCTGAATTGTTTGGCTTGCTGGCGAGCAAGAAGGTTTCTTCTGCGGGCAACATCTCCGTACTGGAATACGTGAAAATCAACACGATTGCTTTCCAGGAGAACGGGGAACCACTGGAGATTGTCTCCATGAAGTGGGCATCCAAGCGTGGTGCTGGTGGTGCGCATCGTATCGTTGCTTATACCCAGGACGAAAAATACGTTCGCTTCCCGATGGTGCCGCTTCTGAGCACACCACTGGAGTATCGCGGTATGCAGCAACTCACCGTGTACTACGGCAAGCTGGGTCAGGTTGAAACTCCGTATTCAAATACGATCTCTTACCTGGACATCCCCTCGGCCTGACAAGTGATGGCGGGGAAACCCGCCCTCATGGAGTATCAAAATGAAATATATCGTATCTGGAGCGGCCTCACTCAGCTTTGCCGATGGAACCAAGTTTGAGTTGGTACCAGGCATCCACGATGGCTTCCCTGATGAGGTCAAAAATCACTGGGCATTCAGCTCTTACGCCAAACTCCTTGATGAGAAGGATTTTGAAAAAGAGCAACAACACAGCGATTTGACCGTGCGTGTTGGCGTGCTGGAGAGTGAGATCACCAACTTGAAAGCGCAACTGGCCGACAAGGACAACGAAATCACCAACCTCAAGGCGCAACTGGACGACAAGGCCGGTGATAAGGCTGATCACGGCGAGGCACCCGCAGATAACGCGAAGGATTCAGCCAATGCCAAAAAACAGCCTACTACCAACAAGTGAGCAGTTCCGCACTGACTTCCCAGAGTTCGAAGATAAAACCCGTTTCCCTGACGCCTCAGTAAATTTCTACCTCTCGATGGCTGACGACCTGCTCAATCAGGACAAGTTTGGCGATAAGTTCGTCTACCTGGCCGAATTGATGACGGCGCACTATGTCGAGTTGCGCGCGAAGCGCACCGCATCGGCAGCTCGCGGGGCGTTGAATACTTCCGGCGGAGGCGTGGCCACATCCAAATCGGTCGATAAGGTCAGCGTCAGTTATGACGTGTCCGGTATTATCGATCCGGATGCTGGCTTCTGGAATAACACCGACTATGGCCGGGAGTTTTTCTGGTGGTGGGAAATGTTCGGTGCGGGCGGAAGGCAGTTGCTATGAAAAGCGGACTCAAGATCAGAAGGGACAATGCCGAATCAGTGTTATCGGCCCTGCGCTCACTCTCAAAAATGGATGTGCTGGTGGGCATACCAGAGGCCAATGCGGCGCGAGAAGACGGGGAAGCCCTGAATAACGCCGAGATTGGCTATCTGCAGTCAACCGGTGCCACCGTAAGCATTGGTGGTCAGACAGTCACGCTACCGCCGCGCCCCTTTCTGGATATGGGGATCGAAGATTCACGCGACACCACCACTGGTCACCTGAAAGCTGCCGCCGAGCTGGTGCTGGAGGGTAATTCGTCGGCGGCACTGAATGAGCTGGAGAAGGCCGGGCAGGTTGCGCGTGATGCTTCCAAGAAGGTGATCGGCGACGGTGATAGGCTGCATCCCATCTCCGATATGACGAAGGCCAACCGCCGTGCGCAAGGTCTGCCTGGTGATAAGCCGTTATGGGCTCATGGTTATCTGCTTCGCTCCATCACCTATGTAGTAAGGAGTAAATAATGCCATTTCTCGACGTTACAGAGGTGCTGCTGGATCCTGACTTTGTAGACACCTCTTTGGTTTGCCGTCGGCAAAATCAGAGTGTTGATGAAGATAACTTCCCCGTGAATACCTCCCAGAACATTCCTTTTAGTGGGGTGGTTACTGTTGATCGTTCACTTGAAGCCAAGCGAATGGCGGCGGGACAGAATATCAACGGCGCAATCCTCATCGTGACGCAATTCCGGCTGACCCAGGGCATGAAGAGCAGCGATGGAGGCCCCTATCTGGATGCTGACCTGGTCACTTATGACGGGGGAGTGTACCGGGTAACGTTTGTTGACCCGTATACACGCTATGGCGCTGGGTTCGTGCAGGCTCATTGCGAACTGGTGGAGATGGGAGGTAGCTAAGTGAGCAACGATAGCACCACATCAGGCTACCTAACCCCCATTGGCCTGTCCCCTGAGTATGATGAAGGGTTTGAGCGCCTCATTAGCCGATGGATCCGTGGGCTCACTGGCCTGGAAAAAAGCGTTGTCTACCGTCGATGGACTGACCCGCAGATCCAAATACCCAAAAATGGCACAACATGGTGCGCATTCGGTATTGCTGGGGTGCAGGAAGACGCCAATCCGGCTTACATCCAAGGTGATGAGAGTGCCGAACAGTGGTCACACGAAACCATCGATATTCTGTGCTGCTTCTACGGCCCGCAGGGAATGTCGATGGTAACCCGTTTTCGTGATGGGTTATTCGTTTCACAGAACAACGACGAACTGAAAAAAAACAGCCTGACCCTCTTGGACAGCGGGCGGATATTTAACCTCCCTGAACTCATTAATAACCAGTGGGTACGACGGTACGACATCACCGTCCGCCTGCGCCGCAAAATTATCCGCGAGTACGGTATCAAATCGCTGGTGGAAGCACCGGTTCAATTCTTCGGAGAATAATCTATGTCACAGGGCTTACCTGTATCGAACATCGTCAACGTGACGGTGAATATGGCCTTGCGTGCTGCGCAGGGCCGAAACTTCGGGGCGTTGCTCATTGTCGGCGGATCCCCGGTCATTGATGGCAATCAGCGCATGCGCAGCTATTCCAGCATTACGCAGGTTGGGGCTGATTTTGGCATGAATACGCCGGAATATAGCGCCGCATCGCTGTACTTCCAGCAGGCACCACAGCCGAAAGCCCTCTTTATTGGGCGCTGGGTTAAAACCGATCAGGCCGCGTTACTGCGCTGCGGCATTTTGTCACCGGCACAGATGGCGATCAGCACCTGGGCGACGGTCACCGATGGGGCGATGAAAATCACTATCGACGGTACCGCAAAGACGATCACTGCCTTGAATTTCTCGGCTGAAACCAACCTTAACGGTGTTGCCGCGCGGATCACCGAGAAATTAACCACGGCCACAGTGACGTGGGATGCGGCAAACAGTCGTTTTCTCATCACGTCGAAAACCTCCGGTTCGTCTTCTGCTGTTGGCTACGGTTCGGCGAACACCGCCGGTACCGATGTTTCCGCCATGATGAAGGCGGCGCAAAATGACGGTGCTTTAGCTATAGCGCGAGCAGCGGCTGAAAACATTCAGTCGTGTATCTTCAAACTGGCCGACATGTCTACAGGCTGGTATGGCCTGCAAATCGCGGATACGTCGCTTTCTGATGACGATGTAGTGAGCGTGGCTGCGTTTATCCAGTCCGAGGATGTTTCTCGTATCTATGGTCACACCACGCAGAACACCGGCGTTCTTGACCTGGACAACACGACCGATATTGCCAGCAAATTGAAGGCGTTAACCTACGGACGCACCTTCGTACAGTATTCCAGCGCCAGCCCTTACGCTACTGCGTCCATTTTTGGCCGTGCGTTTACCGTCAATTTCCTGGGTAACAACACCACGATCACCTTGAAATTCAAGCAGCAACCGGGTATCTCGGCGGAATTCCTGACGCAATCGCAGGCTAATACGCTGACTGCAAAAAACTGCAACGTGTTTGTTCACTACGACAATGACACCGCAATTATCCAAGAAGGTGTGATGTCGAACGGCGATTTCTTCGATGAGCGCCACGGTCTTGACTGGCTGCAGAACTACGTACAGAACAACCTCTACAACGTGCTCTATACCAGCACTACCAAGGTGCCACAAACCGATCCGGGTGTTACGCGTCTACTGACTAGCGTCAACGGTTCGCTTGAGCAGGGGGTTACCAATGGCCTGATTGCGCCGGGTGTGTGGAATGGCGATCCGGTCGGTGAATTGAACACCGGCGATACGCTGACGGCGGGTTATTACACCTACGCGCCGCCAGTGGCCAGTCAATCACAGGCTGAAAGGGATACACGCCGCGCACCGGTGATCCAGTGCGCGATCAAACTGGCCGGCGCGGTGCACTTTGCTGACGTCATCATCAATGTAAATCGATAAGGGGCGAAAATGTCTACTTACAGCTTTTTGGATTTTTCTGCCTCGATCGTCGGTCCTGGTGGTTCTTTCGATCTGGGCTATGGATCAGGTAACTCTGAAGAGGGTGTCACTGTCGCCATGGTTGAGGCAAAGAACACCATGACCATCGGTGCAGGGGGCGACGTAATGCACAGCCTGCACGCAGGGAAAGGCGGAACCATCACGGTGACGTTGCTCAAGACTTCCCCAACAAATGCCAAATTAAGCGCACTGTATGCGGCTCAGTCGCTTTCGTCTGCGACCTGGGGCAATAACATCATTGTGATGCGCAACAGCGCCAGTAATGACGTTTGTTCTGCGCGATCAGTTGCGTTTCAGAAGGTACCCGACTGGCAGAACGCCAAAGACGGTGGCACGGTGGCGTGGGTATTTGATGCGGGCAAGGTCGATATGCTGCTTGGCACATTTTAAGGGGTAATACATGGAATTCGAAATCAAGGGTCAACAGTATCGTGCGGCCAAATTAAACGCCTTTGCCCAACAGGATGTAGCGATCGCGTTGGCGCCCGTTCTTTCCGGAATGGTGCCGCTGCTCAAAGACGTAATGAATGGAAAGGGCAAGGAACTGGCGGACGATAAGAACCGCCTATTCGATGAGATTATCCCGCTGGTTGTGAAGGCTATTTCCCAATTGAGCAAAGAGGGACGCAACGAGATCAACCGCGCTTGCCTGACTGTGGTCACTCGGCAGCAGGGGAATATGTGGTCAAAGATTTACGAGCCATCCCAAGGAGTGATGCTGTTTGACGACCTAAATGGCCTGGATCTGGTTTCCATCGTTGGCCGAGTGGTTCAGGACTCTCTTGGGGATTTTTTTCCCGCAGCCCCAGAGAGCGCCACCAGTACGGACAAGCTGCCTCAATAGCGACTGAATCGCTGCCGAACGGGCGCAGTTATCTGATGCGCCCGGTTCACGCCAACATGTGCAAATTTGAATCACTTAAAGATGGCACCCTGACGCTGGCCGATATAGCGCTGATGAACGAATCGCTCGATGTGGAAGCGGAAAACCGATATCTGTTGAAAAAATGGCAGGAAGACAATGAGCGCTGAAACCATCAAGGACTTTTTAATCTCGCTGGGGTTCGATGTCGATGAGGCTGGCAGCCGCAAGTTTGAGTCGGTAGTTACAGGCGCAACCCTCAATGCCATAAAGCTGGGGGCGGCCGTAGAAGGGGCGGCGCTGGCGATCGTTGGCTACACCACTAAAATCGCCAGCAGCCTGGATAAACTCTATTGGCAGACACAGCGCACCGGGGCCACGGCGAACAATATCCGGGCCATTGGATACGCATTCAGCCAGTCGGGCGGCAGCATTGAGGGGTTCAACGGCACCCTTGAAAACCTGGCCAGATTCTTGCGGAGCACACCAGGCGGAGAAGGCTTCCTGCGCAACCTGGGGATCCAAACGCGCGACGCCAACGGTAACCTGCGCGACACAGCAGAACTGGTGACACTGGTCGGTGATAAGCTGGCCAAGATGCCGTATTACCGTGCGAACCAATATGCGCAGATCCTCGGCATTGATGAAAATACACTGCTGGCGATGCGCCGTGGTGTGGCCGGTTTCACTGCTGATTATCAGGGGATGTTGAAAGCCACCGGGTTCGATTCGCAGAAGGCTGCGGAACAGTCCAATAAGTTTATGACGCAGATGACGGGGCTCACCTCGCTGTTTGGCATCATGCGCGACAAGATCGGCAGCAATCTGGCAGGTGGCCTGGCTGGCAATCTCGAAAATTTCCGGAAAAATATCCTGCTTAATTTCCCCAAAATTGAAGGGGCGATCACTGCAGTGTTGAAAAAGGTGCTTTCACTGGCCGATAGCATCATGACGTTTGTCTACCGAGGTGTGCAGGGATTTGGCTCGCTGATGAAATGGTGGGATCGCCTCGATGGCAAAACCAAGGGGCTGATTAAGATTTTTGGTGGATTGCTAGTGGCTTGGCGTTTACTGAATAACGCCTTTATCCGATCCCCCATTGGAATGGTCACTGCACTTATCGCCGCTTTGGTGCTGCTTTACGACGATTACATGGCGTGGAGGGAGGGAGGCAATAGCCTGATTGACTGGGCCAAATGGGAAGTTGAGATTGATTCTGCATTAAAAGCCCTGGATGAGTTAATGGCATCCATTAAAGGGGTTGGCAAGGAGATTGCCAAACTCCTTAACATCAATCTGAAAAACTGGACGTTAAAAGGTGACATTCAAAACCTGACAAAACAGTTCGGCGAATTTGGCAAGATGCTGTCAATGATCGGCGACCTCATCAATGCACTGAAAGAGGGTAACTGGAAGGAGGTCGGCAGGATAGGAAAAGCGTTGATCAGCCAGGGCAATGACCAACCTGACGCATTACCCGCCGTTACGGACAGTGCAAATGACGCGGCTGATTGGGTTAAGGAAAAAACCGGCTTTGACCCAAGAAGTGTAGGACGAGCAGTCAAAGGTTGGTTTGGCATTGATACAGGTGAGCCGGAACAGCACGCACAATCAGCATCTGCACCTCGCGGTATTCGTAACAATAACCCTGGTAACCTGAACTTCGTCGGCCAGAGTGGTGCGACATTGGAAACTCACGCAACGCCGCGCTTTGCTCGCTTTGAGTCAGCATTCGAAGGTTTCACTGCGCTGGGTAAGCAGATAAAAGCGTATTACACCGGTACTTCGAAGGCAGCCGGTTACCAGAAGTTGCAATCTGTCGAAGATATCATCAGCAGGTTCGCTCCGCCGAAAGAAAACAACACCCAGAAGTATATTGATAAGCTCAGCAAAATGATGGGCGTTGGCCGTGGAGAAACGCTAAATATTCACGATCCGCAAGTACTGGCCATGCTGATGAACGGCATCACGCAGATCGAGAACGGCAAAAACCCCTATGCGCCGGAAATGGTGTTGAAGGCCGCACAGGCGACGGTAGCACCGGGTGTCAGTCAAACCACCAATAATCCGGCGGTATACAATATCAACGTTCAAGGGGGTGGTAACCCTCAAGAAACAGCCCGAATGACTGGTGATGCAGTCGAAGGGGTTCATCGCAGGCAAACCCGTAATCTACAAACTCAGGTGGGCTGATGGATATTTTATCTGTGCTGTTCTCACAGCAGCGTCGGCGGATCGGTATTATCGTGCCGAGCGTGGTTATTAGCGAAAAGCACATGGATGCACTGGAAGTAACAGAGCATCCGGTGGAGATTGGCGCGCCGGTGAGTGACCATGCTTATGATCGGCCGTCAGAAGTAACGATGGAACTGGGTTTCGCTGGAGGCGGTTCACTTCTGGATGATATCGACACCACGCAGGTTTTTAACGTCGATACAGGGCTGTCGTTGGGTACCAGTCCCGCTGATGTTTATCAGCAACTGATTGATCTGCAGAAAAGCAAAGTGCCTTTTTCGGTGACTACGGGCAAGCGGCAATACCAAAACATGCTTGTCCGGGCGATCGAGGTATTGACCGACAAAACCAGCGAAAACGTGCTGATGACCACGCTCACCTTGCGCGAGTTGTTGATCACTGAAACGCAAAAGGTAAGCACAACACCGGCGGAGAATATGCAGTATCCGCAGGACACAGCCGGAGTGAGCAACACGGGACTGAAAAACCCAATAACACCGCCAAAACGAGACAGTATTTTGAGTGCAACAGGGGGCTTCCTTGGCTTCTAATCTGATTGAAATCCCACTCACTCCTACGCCGCAGCAGTTCGCTATTCAGCTTGCTGGCGTGCAGTATCAAATGACACTGATCTGGCGTGATGCGGCGGGGTGGGTGCTGGATATCGCCAATAACGACAAGACGCCGCTGATACAGGGCATCCCGCTGGTGGCCGGTGCTGACCTGCTGGCGCAATACCGCTACATTGGGATCGGCGGTGCGCTGTTCGTCGTATCCGATCCGAACGTGCTGGCCCCGCCAACGCAGGACAATTTAGGGATAGCGTCACACCTCTACTTTTTAGCCAACTGACCGCCGCCTGGCGGTTTTTTTTCGGGTGAAATATGTCAACAAACTGGATGCGAAAATGCAGCCTGATCGTTGCGAACGATACGGGTGACGGGCTCGAGCTGTCCGGGCTAAAAATCAGCTTTAACATCAGTCGCCCGGACATCAGCTACCCCGCTACCGGCATGTTCAAAATCTATAACTTGAGCAGAGACACTAACAACCGGATCCGGCGGAACGAGTTTACCCAAATCCGTTTTTCTGCCGGGTATCAGGATAACTTTGGGCTGATATTTTCCGGGCAAATCCAGTATTCCTACACGGGCCGCGAAAATCCGACTGATACCTATATCGTGATCCAGGCTGCTGATGCCGACCAGGCGCACAACTACGGGGTGATAAACACCACGTTGGCCGCTGGTTACACGCAGCAGGACATTCACACAGCGCTGATGAAACCGATCGGGGTTTACGACATTGTGGCCGGTGCCACGCCGGAATTTGCCGCCACGAAAGCCCCCAGGGGTAAGCCGATGTTTGGTATGCACCGTGATGAGGTTTCAGGCTTGGCCGCGCAGTGCCGGGCAACGTGGCGCTATGAGAATGGACGCCTGCAGATGGTGCCTGAGAATACCTATCTGGCCGATGCCATTATGTTGAACGCACAGACGGGCCTGATTGGTATGCCAGAGCAGACGATAAACGGCGGGATCAATGTCCGTTGTCTGATAAACCCGAATATCCAGCTCGATACGCTGATCCGCCTTGATAACAAATCTATCAATCTGGTGGGGCTTTCCAGCCAGGAGATCGCCACCGGCAGCACAGCGGGTGCTTCTTTGCAGCAACCGGCGGTTCTGGATATGGACGGCGATTACATAGCGAAAAACATCAGCTATTACGGTGATACCCGTGGTAACGAGTGGTATATGGACATCATCTGTATTGCGAAAAGTGGCGCGGGGCTGATGAGTCAATCTAACGTAAGGGCGTTGCCATTATGATAACGAACAACGAACGGCAGGACTCCCCAGAACTGGTCTACAAGGCACTGACAGACGCACTCAGCACCGGGTTGCGCGTGGCACTGCCTGGCATTATCCAATCGTTCGATCCGGGGGCAGTCACATGCACGGTGCAACCAGCGATTAAAGGTAGCGTCCGGCAGGGTGACGGTACCACGGTTTCCGTGGCGCTCCCGCTGCTGGTGGATGTGCCGGTCATTTTCCCGCGCGGGGGCGGCGTGACGCTGACGTTTCCTGTTAAGGAAGGTGATGAGTGCCTAGTAGTGTTTGGTGACCGCTGTATCGATTTCTGGTGGCAGAACGGCGGGGTGCAAGAACCCGGCAGTGATGCGCGACAGCACCACCTGGCCGACGGTTTCGCGCTGGTGGGGCCGCAATCGCAGGCGCGGAAAATCAGTGGCATCAGCACCAGCGCCGCGCAGTTTCGCAGCGATGATGGTTCCACGTACCTTGAAATCGACCCAACCAGCAAGAAAATGAAAATCGTTGCCCCTGGGGGGCTCAAGGTGATCACCCCGCTGGCTGAGTTCTCAATGGCTGTGACGGTCAACGGTCTGTTCTCTTTTATGGGGGGCATGGTCGGTAGTGCTATCAGCGGCACTGTGGCCACGATTACAGGTGTCGTGAAATTTGTCGGTCAAGTGTTTGGCAATGGAAAACGTATCGATGAGACGCACAAGCACGGCGGCGTAGAACGCGGCGGCGGCCAAACCGACGAGGTAAGCTAATGCGCTACAGAAAAGAGGACGAGAACGGCGATTACACGTTTGGCCAGGGTGATAACACGTTTCTGACTAACACCCCGGAAGCGGTCGCCCAGGCAGTAAAAACCCGGTTCGAATTGTGGACCGGTGAATGGTTCCTTGATGTCACCGAAGGCACCCCATACCGCGAGGCCATCCTCGGCAAACACAAATCCTCGGCCTACAACATGGCCGTACGTGAGCGGATCCTTGGTACCCAGGGCGTTACCGAAATCCTTGAGTTCACCACCGAATATAACGGTGATACGCGCAGAGTCGTGTTCACCGCTACCATCAACACGCTGTACGGCGAAACGACTGTAACCAGCGAGGCATAATGCTAAATCTCAATACGCTTGGGCTTGCGGCCACCGTGACCGCGAGCGGCATCACTGCGCCTGATTACCAGACCATACTCAACACGCTGACCGGGTATTTTCAGCAGATTTATGGTGATGACGTTTACCTGGAGCCAGACAGCAAAGACGGCCAGATGCTGGCTATCTACGCGCTTGGGATCCATGACGCAAACAATACGGCGATCGCCGTCTATAACTCATTCAGCCCCGCAACCGCCCAGAAAGCAGCACTGGCGTCGAATATTAAAATCAACGGCATATCGGTTAGTCCGGCCAGCAGATCAACAGCCGACGTGCTGATCGTGGGGCAGGTCGGTACGCAGATCACTAACGGTGTAGTACGTGATAGTAACGGCATATCCTGGTCACTACCTGCCAGCATAGCGATCGGAACAGACGGAACCTACACGGCTACGGCAACATGCCAGATTGACGGCGCTATTGTGGCCCCGCCAGGCACAATCACGGTGATCGGCACGCCGACGCGTGGCTGGCAAACAGTGACGAACCCGGCAGCCGCCACACCTGGGCGCCCGGTGGAAACGGACGCGGAACTACGCCAGCGGCAGGCGATATCTGTAGCGCTGCCGTCGCTTACCGTGCTTGACGGTATTATGGGCGCAGTAGCTTCACTGTCAGGTGTAGAGCGTCATCGCGGCTACGAGAATGACACATCCGTCATTGACGCTAACGGGCTGCCAGCGCATTCGATCTCGCTTGTTGTCGATGGTGGAGACGCCGCGGCTATCGCGAAAACTATCGCAACAAAGAAAACCCCAGGCGGTGGAACGTTCGGCACGACGACGATCCCGGTGACCGACAATTACGGGATTGTGCATCCGATCAGTTTCTTCCGCCCTACCGGCGTACAGATTTTCGCACGGCTACAGATTAAAGCGTTGCCAGGGTATACCTCGGATGTGGGCGACCGGATAAAAGCCGCCATCGTGGATTACATCAATGAGATAGAAATAGGCGACCCGGTGTTCCTGCACAGGTTGTTTTTACCCGCGAATCTTAACGGTGCCGCTGACAGTGCGACTTATGACATTCTCGACCTACAGATCGGCAAAGCGGCCAGCAGCTTGTCGCCAGCTAACGTGCCAATCGCTTTTAACCAGGTTGCACTTTGTCAGAGCAACAACATAAACGTGGTGGTGACGGCATGAGCGAAACGAAATACCAGCGCTTAATAACGTCCTACCACAAACACAAGCCGAAGTTTTACGACCATATATCCTTAATCACCCAACCTTTCGTAAATATCCAGAACGCTTTAACTCAGCAGGTCACCGACTTTGATCTGGACTTCGCTATCGGTGTGCAATTGGACGCTGTGGGGCTGTGGATTGGCATTGGGCGCACCATCAAGACGCCTATCGAGGGTGTCTACTTCTCCCTGGATATCGAAGGAGTAGGACTTGATCAAGGTGTGTGGCAAGGCGAATTCGAGGCAGGTGGCCTTACTGTTTTGGATGACGACACCTATCGCACCATTCTGCGCGCCAAAATCGCGGCGAACCATTGGGACGGTACAACGGAAACCCTGAGCGACGTCTATCAGGCGATATTCCCCGACCAGAAAACGCGGATCTTTGCCGTTGATAACTTTGACATGACGATGAGTGTTTATATCACCGGAGAGAATATTTCGGCAGTAATGAAAGCGGTTATCGCGCAGGGCTACTTAGACGTGAAGCCGTCAACGGTCGGCATCAAAAGTTACATTATTACGAGTGAGCCGGGTCGGTTATTTGGCTTTGATATCGAAAATGACTTCATAGCCGGTTTTGATACGGGGTCTTGGGGTATTCAACTTAATGGAGAAAATAATGGCTAAGAATGAGTTTTTGCCTTTTGGCACAGCAGTAAACGCGAACGTATTGTCAAACGCAGAATATCAGGCACTAACTACCCGAAACACCGGGTTTGTGGCTGGTGTGGCAAAGTCAAAAGAACTCAACACGGCGTGGCGTCAGGCTTCAGTGATCGCGAGCGTTGTGGCCCAATTCATTGCGGATAACAGCGGTAAGGATGTGCTCGATAATGGTGACACAGCCACGCTCAAGACCAATTTAGAGGCGGCACTGAGTTCACAAGCATCCGGCAGGCTACTGCGAACATCCATTTATACCAACGTGAGCGGCGTGCAATACGTTTCAGTTAATGGCGGCAGTGCAACTACTGCAAATGCGAAACAGTTTACAGCACTTAGTAACACATCATTTGTTGAGATCGAATGTCAGGGAGCTGGGTCTGGCGGAGGCGGTGTATCAGCTAACGGTGTTAATCCTGCCGTTGCTGGCGGAGGAGGCGCTGGTGCCTACGGGATGGGGCGATACACATCAGGATTTTCAACAATGCCTATAACTGTCGGTGAAGGTGGAAAAGGAGGCGCAGCAGGAAATAATTACGGACTTGTAGGTGGAGCTTCTAGCGCTGGTAACCTGATCTCCTGTCTTGGCGGGTATACGGGGGCCGGTGGCTCCCCGTTAACCCCACCATTTATAAATGGTGGGGGCCAGGTTTCCGATGATTCGACGGGAGCTAATTTATTAAAAATAAATGGTGGTAATGGGAATTATGGAATAGCTATTGGTGGATTGAATGCGGCTGGCGGCAGCGGCGGGGCTAGTAAGTTTGGAACTGGAGGCCCTCCGACATCCAATAGACCGGGATATCCTGCTAAAAACTACGGTGCTGGTGGTGCTGGAGCAGGTGCATATTCAACATCAAATACTGGCTTTCCTGGAGGGGATGGCAGCCCAGGAATTGTAATTATCAGAGAATATTCATAAATCCTTGGCGCGTGGCCAAATGATTAACCACGCGCTATGGTTAAACGATGTTCTTAATTAACGGAACTTTTGATAAAAATAGTGTTATGACTGCGGAAATTAAAAAAACAAGAAATGTTATAAAAACAAGGGGCACCGCCGCATCAGATTTTAAAATAATTGGTTTAAGATAGTCAATGATAATGGGGTGAGATAGGTATACTCCTAGAGTTAGTGCCGAAATTTTCTTTATAAGTAATGATGTTTTTAGGTTTTTTATTTCTAGCTTTGTGAATAATAAAAAAATCGATATAGATGCGATCGCAATCAATGGCGAATAATAAACAAAAAAGCCTTGAGAGGGGTAACCCAGAGTTCTAGAAAGAAGGTACGTCGATAGAATAGTCATAAGGGTGGATGTGATGAAGCTTGTTAACAATGCAATGTTATTTATTTGAGTGTTAATCTTTTTAAAGAAAGCCCCCAACAAGTAATAACCTAGCATGGAAATAAATAATTGGGCCTTGCCTACTTTCATGACTGGGTTTTCTAAATTGGTAAAGTATATTAATGCCTGTATGAATGAGGGAGTAAGAGAAAGAAACGTCCATAACAATATAAAGTATGTTATTTGATTCTTGTTTATATTGTCAACAATGTAAGATAGGAATGGTGTTAGCAATATCATTGGTATTAAAGTATAGAAAAACCAAAGGTGGTAATGGGCAGGGACAGTTGTGAATAACTCGAACAATGTCTTATAGTTTATTTCAGTTTTATTATAGAAAATAAAGAAAATAGACCATGCAATTAACGGAACCAAGAGTCGATGCGTTTTTTTTATCAAAAAATCACTTAAGCTTTTGTTTTTGCTGCTGCTGTTAAATGCAAAGTATCCAGAAAGCATAAAAAATAATGGTACGGATATTCTTGAGGCCGAAGCAGCAATGTTTATGCCGAACCAGTGGTTACTCATGACGCTAAATGCTTCTGGGGAAACATGGATGAAAACTACCAAAAAAGCAGCAATAACGCGCAGCAAATTCATCCCGGAATGTTCTTTAAGCATAGTTAACTCGCTCATTCATTTAATACCGACCTCAACCAAAAATTTTAGCATAGCTCGGCATATCGTCGCTTAGGGCTACCCTTCCGTCAATCATCAAGTGCAACTATTTCGGAGAATTTAGTTATGTCATCAGAAGGATTACCAGTAAATAACGTTGTTGGGACTAATGTCGAGTTAGGGCCACGCAGCACCGCCGATGCGGCAAACGCGGCATCAAGTAGCCAGGCGGCAGATAGCGCAGCGACTTCTGCTGACCGAGCTTGGAAGTTTAGTAATGATGCGGCAGCCTCGGCAATGGCGGCAAGGACAAGCGAAAACAACGCAGCCGCAACGCTGACCAACGCGGTGAAAAAAGGTGAGTTTGGTATAGGAGGCGTTACCCCTGCAATGCCTCTCGTTGACACTCTCAACGCAGTTAAATCGCAGATGAGCGGGAAGTATGTAGCGTGGGCGGGAAGCGAAGGTATGCCGCGTACTGATACGGCATACATGCTCGATTGGACGCTGGCATCAACATCAAGCGGCGTAGTTCAGGGGGTTGTTTTTGCCACGGCACTTATCACCGCACCTAGTTCGTTCGACCAGGTATATCGTAATGTTTGTAGAAATGGGGTATTCCAGGGCTGGAAAGTAATGTGGGATGAAAACTCATTATCAAACGCTATGAGAGTTGGTGATTATGGGTTTGGCTCAAACAGTCCTGTTAAATTAGATGCTACGACAATAAACGATGCTGGAGTTAATCGATTTATCAGTATCCCTCAAAACACAACAGGATCACCCAGCACAGCGGCCCACGCCGGAGTAATGGGAGGTTATGATTCTGGCTCGCGTTGGCAGATGACATTCGTGCAGGGTGCAGCTAACGTGAGTATATCAGCGAGGGTACGAAACGCGGTAACAAGCTCATGGGGTGCATGGTCTACGCTATGGCACAGCACAAACACCACAGTAGACGCCAACGGCTTTATCAAGAAAGCCTCCCCGATCGTCAAACTGTTCGGTGATGGCCGGTGCGAACTCAACGACGAAAGCCAGGGCGTTACTACTGAGCGAGTTTCCGAAGGCGTCTATCGTATTTCTGGCACTCTCGGCTTTAATGCTGATGCAGAGTGGGGCGGGGTGGATGGCGGTATCGAAATCCCGACTGACCGCAATAAGTTGCCGCTGGTGTGGGTGGATTACGAGGTAGATGAAACCGGTGACCTGCTGATCAAGACGTTCCACCGGGTTAACTCTACTGCGCCGAAGTTCGCCCAGAATGTCAAAGTCGGATACAAGGAAGGTCAGCCGATCGACATCCCTGCCGGTCGCTGGATTGATCTGCGTGTCGAGATGCCTGGCGGCGATGAGCCAGAGTATGAACCGGTACTGGAGGACGAGGAAGCGCCGGAGGTAACTGAGCCTGAAGGTGGCGAAGAACAGGCGCCAGGTGAAACGCCTGTGCCTATCGAAGAAGCCAAGGAATGATCGCAGCGCCGGGAGAAATCCCGGCCCATTGCAGGTGATGCAAGACTGGCGATCGGCAGGCACAAAAAACCCGACTTGGGGGCCGGGTGAGGTTGAGTAATCTTTATGCGTTTCATGACAAGCGCTCCGTCTGAGGTATAATCGAAAAAAAACGGGGGGCAAAATGGATAAGAACTTACTGCAGCTTTGTTATGAAGGTGAATGTGGCGAGAGCTACATTCGGAGTGTGAGTGAAAATGGTCAGCTATACGTGTCACTTTCTGATGTGATTAGGACGCTTTCGGCGGAAAATCGCAAAATCGATGGTAAGCCTTCCGCTCGCATGACGACGCTGTTAAATGCCGTCATTAAGACCCTGGACACTGATGAGTTCAAGAATGTTCCACTAATGGTTGAAGGGGTTGAATCAACGGAAACATTTCTCGCAGAGCCGGGGCTTTACCGTGTTTTAGCTCAGGATACCACTACTGCTGGGAAGAAATTTCAGAGATGGCTTTTTCATAAAGTTTTACCATCTATAAGGGAATACAAAACATATCCACCCCCGATAGTTAAAGGCAGATCAGAGATCAGTGCCTTGGCGCATGGTTTACAGCAGACTGTCAATTTATTGGCTATGGAAATTGAAAGGCGCGAGGTACTTGAGGCTCGGGTTGAAGAAGTTGAGTTTAAAGTTAACTCAATGGAAAGCCTGAGAGATTTATCAAAGTTTAGAACTGTATCGCAAAGACTTTTGGAGCTGGAATTGACACATCTTTCGGTAGATGAACTATGGCAATGGTGTGAAAAGTTAAGGAGTGAAAAAGGAGCTGAGAAGATCAGATGCCCCTCTGGAGAAGCTAAGAATTCATACTACCCCATTGCGATAGTTGATGAGGCGATTAATATTTATCAGGCTAACCTTGCTGCCAGATCAAGATAAACCTAAAGTAAAATGAATTATTAGTAATTAATAATACATCCCGACCTATTAGCCGGGATGTTATTCTTAGTCTTCAAAAAGGTGATTATATTCTCCTAAAGCCATTAGCTCTGGGTCATATACATACCCTTGATTTTCAATATGCCTACGCTTTTTATACATTTCAAACTCTTGCCTAGCCTGTTCTATCGCCTGATCCTTAATGTAATCTGTATACCCAGGAAGGACATCGTAATCATTAAGAGTAAGCAGGCGGTCAAGCTGTTTGTGTAATGACCCCATGGTCATGTTCTTTCCTCGCAGCGCCGTAGACTCTGCATACAGCAAAAACTGTTCAGAAAGCAGATGAAGTTTATAAATTTCATCTGGTTTTAGGTAGTTCTTCCCAACTTTTATTTCTGCCATGGTGGGGAAAGAGCCCTTCATGGAATACAGGCCCATGTTTTCTGATGTGTGATCTGCTCTATCCTGTATTAGCTTGGAGCTGGTTAATCCAGTTACTGCGTGGTGAAATTTATCTTGCAACAGAGCATAGAATGATCTTACTTCTTGCGATGATGGGTCATAATCAGATGAGCTAATTTTGAAGCATTCTCTTACTTTTTCGTATACCTGTTTTTCTTCAGATCTGATAGCACGAACTTTTGCGGCAAGTTCATTGACCTTTTCTGGGGATTCGCGTAGCAAGGATTCGTTGATGACGTAGCCTTGCTGCATGTATGCTTTGAGGGTCTTGTTGCTCCACTGCCTAAAAGCTACAGCTCTTTTCGCATTAACTCTAAACCCTACAGATATTATAACATCCAAGTTATAATGGTTTATTGTTCTGCGAACTACCCTATTTCCTTCATTTCGAACTACCTCAAATTCTTGGGTAGTTGCTGCTTCATCCAATTCTCCATCACGGTAAATATTTCCGATATGGTATGAGATAGTGTTTTCATCGACACCAAAAAGTGTCGCAATTTCTTTGTTTGTCGCCCAGAGGTCTTCTGTTTCTTGGTGAAAGCGTAGGTCGATTAATTCCTCACCCTGTCGATAAACAACGACAGTGAGTACATCATTATTCTCAGGCATACGTGCTCCCTTTCTGACCCTGGAAAAATTAAAGCTATCCAGTCTGACGCTGGATTCGCGATTTGTCAGCCGTTGTTAAAGCGTCTCAAAGTAAGGCCAAAAGCCCTACTGGCCAACATTAGTAGCCGGATGATAGAACAGAATCTTTTCTTCTCAAATGCTGGAATTTTACTCAGTAGTTACTAATGGTAGAGCGGAAGACATCTCGGCGCTAATGATGACGTACAGCCGCAATGATGACGGCGGAGGGTGTAGGCAGCGGCTGCCCGTAAGCCAGTTGCCAATCCCCATCACGGTAAGCATAAAGCCAATACCAGTCTCCGGCTGGGCGAACGGTAAAGGATGGTAGTTCCGGATCCGGCGTTGGCATAGGTTCGGCTACCGTAGGGTAATAAATTCGCACCCCTTCAATGATGGTGCTGCTGATCGGGTTCATTCTGGCTGGAACCAATCTTCAGCACTTTCCCATGTCTCCTGCAATATTTCCTCGATCGCTTCACGGTCAGCCGGTGTCGCCCTGCCTACTGATAGACCATCCATGCCACCCATCCGAACGGTTGCCACCGCGTCAGGGAACTTGCGCTGTAAGCGATTGTTCAGTTCAACGGCAAGCGCTGAGGCGGCCCCCTCCGGCAGTTTCTTTTTCTTATCGATGATCACTTCAACATGCAGCATGGTTTTATCCTCAATCTACTAAATGGATTGCGTTATGCTCAATGCCCGCCTCGATGTAATCGACGCGTTTCTGTAGTTCGTTGATAAGGGCTTTTGCGACATCCAGGCGGATCATCACCTGCTGATCAGGGTAATCTGTGGCCTTCGCCGGGCAGACAGAAGTCATGGTGTCTGCGAAGGAAGAGTGGAGCAATACAAACTGGCCATAGGCGCTGTGGTCAGTTTGGAATTCAGTTAACACCCGCATACCTTGGAGTTCGTCTTGAGGTTTCAT